TTACGAGCAGTTATATAACAACATCCAAGCTTACGCTGAAAATACTGAACAGCTTTTCGTAGCTAGTATTCCTGTATTTATTCAGGAGGCTGAAGACCGTATATACAACAGCGTTAATCTACCTTCATTACGTAAAAACGTTACTGGAAATTTTTCAGCCAGTAACCCATATCTTTCTTTGCCAAATGATTGGTTAGCTAATTACTCATTAGCCGTTATTGATAGCTCCGGTAACTACAACTACCTTTTAAACAAAGACGTTAATTTTTTGCGTGAGGCGTACCCAACAGCCACAGCTACCGGTTTGCCAAAATACTATGCTTTATTTGGTTCGCAGTATGGCAACATAAACGAACTAAGCTATATTGTTGCGCCTACCCCAGATAACAGTTACCAAGTAGAGATGCACTATTTTTATTATCCACCTACTATTGTTCAAGGGCAGATTAGTCTTGTAAATTCATTGGTAGGCGGCTCGTTATACACTAATGGCGTATATCAAAACGTGGCTCTAACTGGCGGTTCAGGAGCTAATGCTACAGCAGATATTGTTATTGTTGGTGGGGCTGTTACATCTTGCACTATTACTTTTGGCGGCAATTTTTACGTCGTGGGCGATATTCTTTCTTGCTCTTCCCTTGGCGCTACTGGTAGCGGTTTTTCTATCACAGTAACGCAAGTATCAAACGCTACTGGCACAAGCTGGCTTGGGGATAACTATGACCCAGTACTATTCTATGGCGCTATGCGAGAAGCCATGATTTTCATGAAGGGCGAAGCCGACATGGTTAAGTACTACGAAGATAAGTACCAAGAGGCTATGTCTGAAATTAAACGTCTTGCTGATGGTATGGAACGCGGCGATTTCTACAGAGATGGTCAGCTTAAAATTAATGTTGGCGGCAGAGGTTCATAATGTCTATCCAACAAGGCCAGACAACTATATTTAAAACTAACCTGCTTAGCGGGTTAGAAAACTTTGCCGTCGGTACCCCCTACACATATAAAATAGCCCTCTATACCGGTAACGCCAACTTAAATAACACCACAACGGCTTATACAACAACTAGCGAAATTACTGGCGCAGGGTACACTGCGGGGGGAAAACCCCTAACTATTACCCAAGTTCCTACGGGCGATACTAGCTCAAATACGTCTTATATTTCTTTTGCCCCAGTAGTTTGGACAGGGGCTTCCTTTACTGCTAGATGTGCTTTAATATATAATGTAACAACTGGCGCTGCAGTGGCGGTTCTTGATTTTGGCTCGGATAAAACCAACACATCAGCAGGAACTTTTACTGTAACATTTCCAACCCCCACGGCGACAAACGCCATTATTAGACTTAGTTAAGGAGCAATTATGCACAATGAATTATCAAACTTTGGCGATGCGGCTAGCGCTGCTGTAACTCGTGGTGCGCCACACGAAGAAATCTTTGGTATCCAAGGATATTACAACGTCAAATGCTACGATGCAGACGGCAACCTAAAGTGGGAAGATATTGCTCCTAACTTGGTTACTGCTGTTGGCAAGCAAGACTTGTTTAACTACTACTTTGGTGCAACATCAAACGGCGGTACAGCTTCAGGCGCTAACTACTTAGGTTTGCTTGGTGGTACTACTACTTACACAGCCGCTGATACTATGGGTTCACACGCATGGACAGAAGTTGGTGGTACAAATGCTCCAGCTTACACAGGTAATCGTCAAGCTCCAACATGGACATCTGCTACTAGCACAGGATCTTCACCATCTAATATTACTTCCAAAACTGCTCCAGCATTGACATTCTCAATGACTTCTTCTGGTACTGTTGCAGGTTGCTTTATTAACTCTGGTTCTGGTGCATCTGCTACTAAAGATACAACTACTGGTGTTTTGTACTCTGCTGGTTCGTTTACTGGCGGTAGCAAGACTGTAGCTAACGGCGACTCTTTAGCAGTAACTTACACTACTACAGCTACTAGCTAAGCCATAGGCAGTGCTTGACACTGATTAAATATGGCTAATAGATACTGGGTTGGGGGTAGTGGTACTTGGGATTCATCTACTACTACCCATTGGTCAGCTACATCCGGAGGCTCTGGCGGGGTATCTGTGCCGATCAGTACAGACAATGTATTTTTTGATTCTAATTCGAATGGCGGCGCCGGTAGTTTTTCTGTAGGTTTAATTGGTGATACATTTGGCAATAATATAACTATCTCCCCTGCAGTACCACTAACTATTACTGCAAACGGATATAGTTTTAATATATACGGCAATTTTTCTGTATCTGCCTCAAATGTTACTTTTGCTAATACTACAGGTGCTTTTATATTTAGAGCAACTTCTGGAAATATATCTATAAATACCAATGGAGTGGATTTAAAATTTGGTATGTCTATTACTAATACAGTATCTAGTACAGCAATATTTACATTAGCATCTAACCTAAATTTTTCATCTGGAGGAATTGATTTAAGTTCTGGAATAGGTGGATTTACTCTAAATACAGCAGGATTTTCTGTTACTGGCGTAGCGTTTAATTGTCAAGTGCCAGCTACTATAAATTTAGGAACATCTACAATAACATTGAGTGATTCAACAGCTCCTTGGTATGTAACTAGCGGCACATTTAGTGCTAGTAATTCTACAATAGTTTTATCAAACAATATAGCATCAATTAACCGTGGTTTTAGCGGTAACGGAATTGTATATGGCACATTAGTTATAGGCGGAGCAACATCCTCTTCTACAACTACTATTTATGGTGCTAATACATTTAACACAATTTCTAGTACAAAAACAGTTGCGCACATAGTTACATTGGCAGCAAATCAAGATGTAACAAATTGGACTATAACTGGAACTGCTGGTAATGTTGTAACTTTAAATTCAACTTCAGCTGGTGTTCAAAGAACGCTACATAAATTAGGTGGTGGGCCTATTATTTTAAATTACCTTTCCATAAGAGATTCAAATGCAACTCCAACAGCTACTTGGTATGCAGGACATACGTCCACTAACGTCAGCAATAATACTGGTTGGATATTTGGTGATTATTTTAGTAGCAGTATTAGCGAAGGAATTACTTCATCTGATACTTATAACGCATTAGTTACTTATTTCGGATCAGTTATAGAAGCAATTATTTCTGACACCGATAGCGAGGCTGTAGTCGCTACTTTCATAGCTTCTATTATTGAAGTGTTTTCCTCGTCAGAAACACTAGTGGCAAATATAAGTACATCCTCAAATATCACCGAAACCATAGTAGCGAATGATTCCGATATAGCCACACAAACTTTTGTTGTACAAGCTATAGAGGCGCAAAATATAGCAGATTTATCATATGTTGCAGCAGCCTTTAAAGGTTCTCTTTTTGAGGGAATTACGACTAATGATATTATAATTTCTGTATCTGCAAAATTTATTACCTATATTACTGAGTCTTTAAACACGGCTGATATACCAACATCAATAGCTAGCTTTGTAAATATTAATGTAGTTGAGGGTGTAAATATAGCAGATATAGACCAAGTAAAGAGTACGTTTTCAAAATCAATAGTAGAGCCAGTAAGTGTAACAGACTCAACAACTTGCTTTGGTTTTGGTACTATAGATAACACCCAGAATACGGTCTGGGTCCAAGTAGATAACCGACAATAAGGAGGGTATATGGCTAACTGTGCAGTTATTGATTCTAACAATGTAGTAGTAAATATTATTGTTGCTGAAGTTACAGACCCGCCACCAGAAGGTTGCACGTTGGTGCTTATTCCTTTTTGCGACATTGGTTACATTTGGGATGGTAAAAACTTTAACCCACCTGTAGGTAGCTAATGGCAACGTACTACTGGGTCGGTGGGACCGGTACTTGGAACACTTCCACTACTACTAACTGGGCTTCTTCCACTGGCGGTGCTGGCGGTGCAGGAGTTCCTACATCTGCCGATTCAGTAATTATTGATACAGCTTCGGGTACAGGTACGATTACTTGTACTGCTGGTGTTTGTTTAGATTTAACGGTTACCGCTACTCAGGCGATTACTCTTGGCGCTTTTTCTTCTTCATTATCTATTTATGGTAATTTAACTTTTCCAAGTGGAGGTTCGTTTGCGTGTGGTGCTAACGCTGGAACCATGACTTTTGCTGCAACTACTACGGGCAAAACAATTACTACAAACGGTAAAAGTGTAACTTTCGCACTTGCATTTAACGGTATCGGTGGTAGTTGGACATTAGGCTCTGCTTTAACTTGTACAAGTACTACTGCACAAGTATTTACTGTAACAAACGGCAGCTTTAATACCAACAATTTTAATATGACCTTATCCCAAGGTATTGGTTTGGGTGCTGGCGGAAGTCTAACACTAGGTTCTTCAACAATAAGTTGTGGATACAGAATTACACTTACTGCAGGAGCAACATTTTCCGCTGGAACATCAACAATCAATCTTTCAGATACTGGTGGTTCATGTATATTAACAACTGCAGGTTTTAGTTTTTATAACTTTAATTTTACATCAACAACAGCAACTGTTACTAACGTAATAACGGGTTCCACAACGTTTAACAATCTTTCTATAGCAGCCCCCCCTAAAAATGGTTATAAAATAACAACCCTGTCTGCAAATATTACTGTCAACGGAACTTTTACAACTTCAGGAACTACAGTAAATAGAATTTGGCTACAGTCTGTTACAGCAGGCACACCGTACACAATAACTGCAGCCGCAGTTTCTTTAACTGATACAGATTTTACCGATATTACAGGAGCTGGTGCAGCAACTTGGTCTGGAACTCGTTTAGGCAATGCAACTGGTAACTCTGGCATAACTTTTGCTACCCCAAAAACTGTTTATTGGAACTTAGCTGGCGCACAAAACTGGAGCGCTACTGGATGGGCAACAAGTAGTGGTGGAACACCAGCTGCGGCAAACTTCCCACTTCCACAAGATACAGCAGTATTTGATAACACAGGTTCTGTAACAGGCATTATTACAATTGATAATAGTTGGAATATTGGTACGCTAGATATGTCTGCACGAACAAGTGCAATGACACTAGCATCAGGTACTACAAATCCAATAGTCTACGGTAACTGGCTAAACGGTTCCGGAACAACTTTAACAGGCACAGGTGCAATAACTTTTAGTGGTAGAAATACACAAAGCGTTACAAGTAATAGCGTTACTTTTACACCCCCAATAACAGTTAACTCTATTGGCGGAACAGTACAACTAGTAGATGCTCTAACTCTCCCCACTACTGTTACATTTACTTTAACCACGGGCACATTAAATTTAAATGGATTTAATTTAACTTGCGGAATATTTTCTTCAAGTGGTTCAACAACTA